GTAATTGGAATCGATAGAGACCCAGATAGTGAAATAGTTGATAGGGTGTCGGTTATGCCAGAATCTAAATTTGTCACTAATTATACGTCTGGTAATCTTAATCATGATGTGTTTCTAATACATTTTTAAAATAAGGAGGAGTGCAAAATGGCACAACAGGTTCTTAAATTAAAATCTGATGTAGGTTCAAAATCTATGAGGGTTCTTGAACTTTTAACACCGCTTAATGGCGTTGTTGCACCGACAGTACACGCTGATTTTCTTGGTCAGAAATATATAGACACAGCTGCTAAACTAGTCTATATAGCAATAGCTACAGACTCAGCAATTGCTGCAAATGATTGGCAGAAGATGGCTGCGGCTGTCTAATTTTAATAATAGGGAGGAATCAAAATGCCAAAACTTTTTTGGGATAAAGTTGGAGAAAAACTTTATGAAACAGGTGTTAGACAGGGTGTTCTGTATGTACAGAATGCTGGAGTATACCCATTAGGAGTTGCATGGAATGGTTTAACTGGTGTTACAGAAAGCCCATCCGGAGCAGAAGCAACCCCTTTATATGCAGACGATAGTAAATATTTAAATCTTATGTCCGCTGAAGAGTTCGGTGCTACTGTTGAAGCATATACATATCCTGATGAATTTGGAGTATGTGATGGATCAGTAGATGTTGCTGAAGGAGTTAGAATCGGGCAACAGGGAAGAAAGACATTTGGCCTAGCATATAGGACTGGTCTTGGTAATGATACAGATGGATTAGACCATGGTTATAATCTGCATCTTGTTTATGGTGCATTAGCAGCACCTTCAGAGAAAGGTTTCCAGACTGTTAATAACGATCCAGATGCTATTACTTTCTCATGGGAAGTAACTACTACACCAGCGGCAGTTACAAACAGGAAACCAACAGCTCAGATGACAATCAATTCTACAAAAGTTGATCCTGCTAAACTTCAGACTCTTGAGAATATCTTATATGGTACTGATGTAGCCGATCCAAGACTACCATTACCAGATGAAGTTATAGCATTATTTGCTGGAGCAGCACCAGAAGCTTTAACTATGTCGTCAATAGTTCCAGACGAGGCTGCTGCAAACGTAGCAGTTGATTCTAATATCGTTATTACGTTTAATAACAAGATTGCTAAAGAATCTATTCTTGTTACATCCGCTGCTGGAGTAGTTGTTCCAGGCACTAAGACTTTGGATGCTACAGGAAAAATACTTACATTCGACCCAACCGGAAATCTTACCGCTGGCACAACTTACCTTGTTACACTTATCGGTGTAACAGATATCTATAGCCAGGCATTGCCTGTTACTGTTAAGAACTTTGCTACAGTAGCATAGTATAATTAAGAGAGGCTATCAAGATTCAAAATGGTAGCCTCTTTATTAAAATTTTGAAAGGAGTAAATCACTATGTTAAAGAAATCAATAACTTATAAAGACTATAATAATACTGAAAGAACAGAAGACTTCTACTTCAATCTTACAAAGGCTGAAGTAACTGAAATGGAAATGGCTGAAGTAGGTGGTTTAGCTGAGACAATTAAAAAAGTAATTGCAGCTCAGGATGTACCATCTATCATTAAAATATTTAAAGATCTTATTCTTAAAGCTTATGGCGAAAAATCTCCAGATGGAAAGAGATTTATGAAGTCAGAGGAAATTTCAAATGCTTTCTCTGAAACAGAGGCTTTTTCTATACTCTTCATGGAAATGTCCGAAGATGCTAATGCAGCGGCCAACTTTGTTAATGGCGTAATTCCAAACGATCTTAAACCTGTACCAGAGCAAAAACCAAAATTAACACCTATTTCATAAAAAATAATGGAGGGGTATTATGCTTCAGATAATCATACCTGCAAATGAGACATACGACGAGGTTAATAACTTATTCATCAATTCAAAAGCGCAAACTTTGCAGTTGGAGCATTCCCTCGTCTCCCTCTCTAAATGGGAATCAAAATGGAAAAGACCGTTCTTAACAAAAGAGAAAAAAACGATAGCAGAAAGCGTCGATTATATAAAGTGTATGACATTAACACAAAACGTTCATCCAGATGTTTATGTAAATCTAACCAATGCCAATATAACAGAAGTTAGTAAATATATAGACGAACCTATGACTGCTACTTGGTTTGGTAATGACACAAATCAACCCCCATCAAGAGAGGTTGTCACAGCCGAGATAATTTATAATTGGATGATAACTCTTAATATTCCCTTTGAATGCCAAAAATGGCATTTAAATCGGCTTCTAACGCTTATTCGAGTAACCAATATAAAGAATTCGCCAAAGAAAAAGATGAATAAAAAAGAACTTATGACAAGAAATACAGCTTTGAATAAGGCTCGTATGGAAAAATTAAAAAATAAAGGATAGTGGGGTTTTAAAATGAAGTATTTAAGAAGCGAAGTTGTAAAGTTAATTAATAGTTGGATTGGTAAGAACGAGAAAGATGGTTCATACAAGTCTATCATAGACATTTATAATTCTTTTACTGGAGATCTTCCAAGAGGAATTAAGATGTCTCCTGCTTGGGCTTGGTGTGCATGTACTTGGTCTGCTTTAGCTATTAAACTTGGGTATACAAGTATTATGCCTATTGAAATTAGTTGTGCTCAACTGATTGATAAGGCGAAATCAATGGGGTGCTGGCAAGAAAATGATTGTTATATTGCTAATCCTGGTGATGCTGTTCTATATGATTGGGACGATTCTGGTTCCGGAGATAGTAAAGGATGGCCGGATCATGTAGGAACTATTGTTAATAGGGCTTCTGGATATTATACAGTTGTAGAAGGCAATCATGATAATGCCGTTAAAGTACGTACTTTATCTATCAATGGCAAGTATATTCGTGGTTTTATTACTCCTAAATACGATCCTGAACCAACACCGACTCCAGTCAAAATGGTAGGAAAAAGTATATCAGAAGTAGCTCATGAAGTTATTACTGGCGTATGGGGGAGTGGAGATGCTCGTAAAAAAGCATTAGAGGCTGCAGGATATAATTATAGTGAAGTACAGAATATGGTTAATACAATATTAAATGGTTCAGTGGTTAAAGCAAAAGCCCCTGCTCAATCTCAGAATCAGCCAAGTCGTAGAAAAGTAACAGCAACTTGTGTTGCGCATGCATTTGCTAGTAGACTAGCTGGTAAATATCAGACAACTGCGAATTTATATTTAAGAAATGATGCTGGAACCAATAAAAAGGCATTATGTCTCATACCTAAGTACACTGAAGTTACTAATTTTGGTTACTACTCAGGGGCAAATCTGGTTAAGTGGCTGTATATTCAGGTAGTAATAGATGGAGTATTGTATACAGGATTTAGCTCAAGCAAATACCTCAAAATGAAGATAAAATAAGGAGGCAATATGATTACGTTTACGCAAAAGGGCGATTTTTCAAAGACTGATAACTTTTTAAGAAGGTCTATAAACACGGTCCGTATTGGAGATTTAGAAAAATACGGGCAAGAAGGTGTAGTCGCCCTTTCTGCGGCAACGCCAGTCGATTCCGGTAAAACAGCAAACTCTTGGAGTTATAAGATTGAACGTACTAAGGGAAGAACAACCATATCTTGGCTTAATTCGAATGTAGTAAACGGGGTTCCGATTGCTATTATCCTGCAGTATGGGCATGGAACAAAAAATGGAGGGTTTGTCCAAGGACGAGATTATATTAATCCGGTCATGAAACCTATATTTGATGAACTTGCAAATTCTGCATGGAGGGAGGTTACTAAGTTATGAGCAACACAATTGACGAGAAAGTTGTTTCTATGAAGTTTGACAATAAGCAGTTTGAGAATAATGTTCAGACAAGTTTAGGAACATTAGACAAATTAAAAAGAGGATTAGACCTTTCTAATTCTGCTAAAGGATTAGAAGCTATTGGAGACGCTGGTAAAAGAGTATCATTTGATGGCATTTCTACTGGTGTAGAGACTATGAAGATGAAGTTCTCAGCTCTTCAGGTAGTAGCTGTGACTGCACTTGCTAATATAGCAAATGCTGCTGTTAATGCTGGTAAGAGATTAGTATCTGCACTAACTATTGATCCTATTAAAGAGGGTATGGCAGATTATAACCGTAAATTAACCTCAGTCCAAACTATAATGAATGCTACCGGAAAAAGTATTAAGGTCGTCAGTAGTTACTTTGACCAGTTAGATACTTATGCCGATAAAACTATTTATAATTTGGATGACATGACATCCGCATTTGCTAAGTTTACAAACGCTGGTGTAGATATGGATAAATCCGTTCCTGCTATAAAAGGTATTGCCAATATGGTTGCTTTAGCAGGGCAGGATGCAGGAGCTGCTCAGGTAGCATTCTATAACTTGTCCCAGAGTATTGCGGGTGGTTTCCTTACAACAACTGACTATAGGTCTCTAAATCTGGCAAATGTTGCTACAAAAGAGTGGAAAGACCAGATGGTGCAGGGTGCTCTCGCCGCAGGTACGTTAAAGAAGAATTCTAAAGGGCTATATGTTATACCTGGAGTTAAGAATGCTTGTACAGAAGCAGCTTTATTTAATGAACAATTATCTAAAGGCTGGGCCACAACTGATGTATTACTAAAAGTTCTTGGCAAA